TAGGTTACTAAGTCGCTGGAGGGGTAATGCCCTTTTACCCCTCCAGTCTTTAGAAAGAGGATCAAATGTCTTACACAACAGTTGCAGAGTTACGCACCGCCCTTGGCGTTGGCACTCTCTACGCTGACGCGACCCTACAGTCCGTCTGCGATGCTGCTGATAATGTGTTGATCCCTTTTCTATGGACTAATACGACTCCAGTCATCGGGCATAGCAATACAACTAATACCGGCACTTCTTACTTTCAAGATCGTGTCGATGATGTGTTCTATGTTGGACAGTCTCTCGTCTTTACAGGTTGTGGATCAAAGCACAACGGCAACAAGACTTTAACTGGCGTGGGTGAGTATTCAGTTACTTATGCGATCACAGGCAATAACAATGTGCCAGCGCCTTACCACCCAATTAACCCTTATGGCTCAGCAGCCGCAGACACTTATGTTGATTACTCAACAGTTCCAGCGATCCAAGAAGCAAGCCTGATGATCGCGATCGACATCTGGCAAAGCCGCCAAGCACCATCAAGCGGCGGAGTTACAGTCGATGGATATGCACCAAGCCCTTACAGAATGGGCAACACTTTACTTGCTCGCGTTCGTGGATTACTAGCACCTTACTTAGCGCCCGGCTCGATGGTTGGCTAACCATGGCGGCGATCTCAACCCTTCGCGCAACTATTGCAGCAGCGCTAGTCGATAACACTAAGTACTCAGTATTTTCATTCCCACCAGCAACGCCTATCGTTAACAGCGTAGTGATTAGTCCATCTGATCCTTACATCACCCCAACTAATAATGGCCGCAATACTGTCGCGCCGCTTGCTAACTTTAATCTTAATATATTCGTACCGCTTCTCGATAACGAGGGCAACCTAAATGGAATTGAGGATCTGCTAGTTGCTGTTTTTAACAAACTAGCTGCTTCCTCGATCGTCTATAATGTGGGAGATGTGAGCGCACCTAGCGTTCTCAATGCTGCATCAGGCGATCTACTGACTTGCTCTCTGCAAGTCTCAGTCCTAACGAGTTGGAGTTAAAATGACCCTTGAACAATGGGAAAAAGACAACGCAGCGTTCCTGATCAAGATAGGTCAGATCGCTCCAGCAGCACCTAAACCAGCAACTAAGAAAGATGAGGAATAAACCAAATGGCAGTATATCTAAGCAATGGGGTAGTTCTAACTGTTAATGCGGTTGACCTATCAAACCTAGTTTCATCTGTAACTATCAACCGTTCATTCGATGAACTCGAAGTAACAGCAATGGGAGACTCAGGCCATAAGTTCGTTAAAGGCTTGGAAGCATCGTCTATCACTATCGACTTCTTTAATGATGAAGCAACTTCTAAGACACTTCAGACACTTCAGGCTGTATGGGGAACAAGCACAACAGTTACAGTTAAGCAGACTTCAGCGACAGTATCAGCGACTAATCCGCTTTACACAATGTCTTGTTTGGTCAATAACACAACACCTATCAACGGTGCAGTTGGCGATCTTTCAACTCAGTCAGTAACTTGGAATGTTAACGGCACTATCGCAATTACAACCGCACCATAATTAACTAACTAAGGGGCAAAAGCATGGCAAAACTAAAGGTAACAAGGGCAGACGGAAGCGTTAACGAGTACCAGATCACTCCGGCGATCGAGTACGCCTTCGAGCAATATGCAAAGAAGGGCTTTCACAAAGCCTTTAGAGATGATGAAAAGCAGACCGATGTTTATTGGCTCTGTTGGGAAGCAATTCGCCGGTCGGGTGAAACCGTTAAACCCTTCGGAGAGTCTTTTCTAGATACATTGACGCGAGTCGAGGTTCTAGACGATGACCCTTTGGAGTAACGCGAGAGTCCTTCACCTATCTCGTAGCGAGACTATCGCTGGAGACTGGACTCTCGCCACAGACTTTAATTGAACTAGATCACACGATGTTCAGGACTTTACTTCAAGCCCTGAAAGACAGAGCGAAGGAGACAAGCGATGCCAGTAGAACTAAAAGGCGCTGATAAACTTCGCAAAGCCCTTCGTGAGTTTGAACCTGATCTAGCCAAGGCAACTACTAAACAAATGGCAGCCGCGCTCAAGCCTATTACTAATAAGGCTCGCGGTTATATGCCGTCTAATACTGCCATGCTATCTGGCTGGACTTCTGCAGCTTCGTCAGCAGATACCGCTAAGTACCGCATGTTTCCTAAGTACGATCAGTCAGAAGCCAAGCGCGGAGTTAAATACTCGACCAGCCCTTCTAAGCCTAATAAGCGCGGCTTCGTATCTCTAGCGCGGATTATTAACTCGTCAGCCGGCGGAGCGATCTACGAGACAGCAGGCCGCAAGAACCCTAACGGTCAGCCAACTTTCCAGCGCACTAAGTTCACACCTGCTTCTTACCGCGAGGACGGTCGAGGCTATAACAAGTCTCTAAACCCTAACGCTGGTAAGCAGTTCCTAGACCGCGCTAACGCCACAGGTGAACTAGTTAATGCTCGACCAAGACAACAAGGCCAAGCAGGTCGATCAACTCGCAAGATGACTGGTCGCGCCATATTCAGAGCATTCGCCGAGGATCAAGGCAAAGTAACAGCAGCGATCGTTAAAGCGATCGGCAGTTCTGCTATTGAGTTCAAAGCAAAGACTAAGGTGAAATAATGGCTGATCTAAAGATAGATATCGCTTCGGTATTCTCTGGCAAGAAAGCCTTTCAAGATGCCGCCAAGTCAACCCTTAGCCTTAACTCTCAGGTTAAGACACTTGCTAAGTCTTATGTTGGTTTATTCACCGTCCAGCGTTTAGGCCGCGCAGGTTTCAGCGCCGCTAAAGCCTTTGCTCAAGATGACAAAGCAGCCAGAGTATTAACTCAGTCTTTAGATAACTTAGGCCTAGCCTTTGCAGATCCTTCTGTTAAGAACTTTATTGCAGACTTAGAAAAGCAATTCGGTGTCCTCGATGACCAACTGCGCCCAGCCTTTCAGCGTTTATTAACAACCACAGGCGATGTGGCTAAAAGCCAGCAGTTACTTCGCACAGCCCTTGATCTAAGCGCAGCAAGCGGGGCAGATGTTGTATCCGTAGCAGGCGACTTATCTAAGGCTTATGTAGGCCAGACTAGATCCCTTGCCAAGTACGGCATCGGCTTAACTCAGGCTGAACTAAAGGCTATGTCCTTTGAGGAAGTCCAGACACGAATTAACGGTCTATTCGGTGGACAGGCAACGGTTGCAGTTGATACCTATGCTGGCGCGCTTCAGCGTTTATCAGTATCGGCTAATAATGCTCAGGAGATTATTGGCGGCGGCTTACTCGATGCACTTGCAGCCTTAGGCGGCGGTGGTGAAGGTGGACTTACTAACACACTTAACCTGATCGAAAAGACTTCTACTGCACTTGCTACCTTCGTGCGCCGCTTCGGCGTAGGCGTTGGTCAGTTAGCAGCCCTAGCGCGTGGAGACTTGCAAGCCTTCCGAGCAATAGGCGAAACCGAGATGAACCGCGGTCGAGATATGTCTGGGATCACTCCAGCGATTAGAGCAGAACTAACCAAAGCGGCAGCCGAGAAGGCAGCAGCCAAGAACCGCACCGCTTTGCTCAAGACAACTAAAGAGCAAACTAAAGCGATCAAAGAGCAGACAGCGCTGCAAAAGGCTGGAACTTTATTCGATATCCAACAGGCTTCGATCATTGCTGCACTCAAGGGTGAGATTACAAATGAGGAACGCAAGCGCCTAGAACTACAACTAGCGATCCTTACCGGCAACACTAACGAGGCATCTAAACTTGCTGGAGAACTTGCCAAGTCTCAAGGACTATCACAACAACTAGCTGCTTACCTAGCAAGCCTGCCAGATGCTAAGAACCCTTTTACAGCATGGAAGTCTTATCTAGACATGATCGAGGCACAGGTTCGCCGCATCGGTAATCCAACAGCCTTCCCTGTTGTGTCTATGGCTGAAGGTTATGGCGTAACTGGTCAACAATACTCTCTGCCACAAGGATCAACACAGACAACCGCAGGCGGCGTTGACTTCACAGTTAATGTAAACGCTGGCTCAATAATTGCCCAAGAACAGTTGCAAGATGTCTTGCGCGATACTTTGCTCGATGCTTCACTCTCAGCTAAGTTCGCAGCTATATTCCGTCAGGGCGGTTCATTCGGGCCATGACCTTACCTGCACAGATCGCTGTCTCGTTCGACTTTACTTCTGGCGCTACCTTCGGGTATCCCTTTACTATTGGCGATCCTGAGTATGGCAAGTTAGGCGTAGGCACACTAGCCTCAACAACTACACCAGAACCTACAGTTGATCTGACTCCCAATGTTCGCCAGATAAGCATCAAGCGCGGTCGCAACATCATGCGCGATACCTTTGAGGCTGGCTCGGCAACGGTCAGAGTTATAGATCCAGACGGATCGTTTAACCCACAAAATGTTAACTCGCCTTACTTCGGCTTCCTCACTCCACTACGCAAGTTGCGCATCTCTGCAACGGTCGGAGGAGTTGGGTACTTCTTATTCTCTGGCTATACAACAGACTACAAATACACCTACCCGCAGGGGCAAGAGATCGGTTATGTCGATATTGTCTGCTCTGATGCTTTTAGACTTATGCAACAGGCTGGGATTACTACAGTAGCAAGCGCAACCGCTGGGCAAGATACAGGCACACGCATAGGCAAGATCCTCGATCAAGTCTCATGGCCGACATCTATGCGCAACATCGACACAGGCAACACAACTTGTGTGGTAGATCCCGGCAGTTCTCGCACAGCCCTTGATGCACTAAAGAACGCAGAGTTCTCAGAGCAGGGTGCGTTCTTTATCAACGATGAAGGCACAGCAGTATTCTTAAACCGCACCAATGTAATCAAGAAGTATGGCGATGCGCCCATCGTGTTTAATCAGACTAGCGGTATCCCTTACAGCAACCTCACCTTCGCCTTCGATGATAAGTTAATTATCAACAGCGCTGGCATGACTCGCGTGGGTGGCACTCAGCAGGTATCAGAGGACTCAGCCTCGATCGCCAAGTACTTTCCTCACCAGCTAAACGAGTCCAACCTAGTAGCGCAGACAGATGCAGACACTCTTAATATCGCCAAGATATATGTGGCAACTCGTAAAGAGACCACGATCCGCATAGATGCGATGACGGTCGATCTACTCGATCCAGATGTACCAACTGCGACCATGCTGGACTTCGATTACTTCCAACCCCTAGAGATTACTAACATT